GTGAGCGAAATTAATTATCAGGCACTGCGTGAAAAGGCAGAGAAAGCAACTAAAGGAAGCTACATCGTAGGGCATACATCTGTTAACCAGCACGGCAATTTAACAGGAGTTTTTGTTTGCCAAAAATGGAAAGGAGAACCCGGTGGTGTGATTGCGGAATGTCATGTTAACTGCCTGGTTGAAACAGATGTTCAGGCTTATGCAAACGCTGAATTTATTGCTGCCTTTAATCCAAATGTTGCGCTGGCGCTTCTGGATGAACGGGAAAGAAACCAGCAATACATCAAACGCCGCGACCAGGAGAACGAGGAGATTGCGCTTACGGTTGGGAAGCTGCGTGTTGAGCTTGAAGCAGCAAAATCAAAACTCAACGAGCAGCGTGAATATTACGAGGGAGTAATCGCGGATGGAAGTAAGCGCATAGCAGAACTGGAAAAACAATGCGCCGAATGGGAGCGAAAAGCATTAAGCAACTTTGAAGAGTGTGCTGCGATGGCTGAACGTATCGAAGAGATGCAGACAAAATCTGCACCAGATTCGTTTGGCATCATCGGTGAAAATATTCGAACACAGGACAATCGAATAACGTCAGATCCCATGTTTTGTGTGTATCAAAAGCGCGAAATCGCTGTTGATGCTGATTATGACCATGACCGGATTGTCTGGGTTGACGAAGATGGCAATGAAGCCAATAAACGCCATAGTCGTCGTCTCGAGCTACTTCATGAAAACTTTCGAGAGCCACCAGAAAAATGGCGGCGCGTTGCTGTGAAAGATATTGATGAATTCGTTACCTGCTGTTTCACCGAACAGGGTTGTAAAGACTACCTGGCAGTCAATGGTCACAATCTTCGCTTGCCATTTATATATGTAAAAAGCGGTTTCAGGAACGCTGAATATATCGGCATAAGAAACTGGCTTGCTGGCATTCGCATCAAAGGAGAGTGATATGGCGTTAACACACCGCGAACTCTGTCAGATTGCGTACAAGTTCCTTAAAGCGCAACGGTTTCAAGGTTTGTTTTCATGACCGCTTTATAGCTGTAACCAGTACCGGAGAACAGCCAGATGCTATGGGATTCAGAAATTCAGCATCATGCCTGATTGGCGAAATGTTCTCGTGCTGACTTGTTGGCAGATAGAAAAAAGCGTTTTCGTAAAAATCCGTCTCTTGGAATGGGCGACTGGCGATTCTTTATTAGTGAGCCGGGAATTATTTCAATTGAGGATTTACCACCTGGCTGGGGATTACTTCACGTTGTTAACGGAAGAGTACGGAAAGTACATGGGTGGCCCAAGGGTAATTGCTGTTGGGGTAATCCTGACGATAAGCCATTTACTGGAAATAAGTGAATGCGATTACATGTTGTCTGCATTAAGGCGCATGGAGTTGAGAGGGCACCTTAATGAAATATATGACGGTGTAATTGTTAATAAGAAAGAAGGAAACGCGGCATGACCACTATTACCGACAAAGAACTGATTAAAGAAATCAAAGAGCGCATAGGCAGCTTGGACGTTCGAGACAATATTGAGCGCCGTGCTTATGAAATTGCACTGGCATCGCTGGAAGCAGAACCGATAGCGTGGGAATGCGGTGAAAACATAATCCTGTTTAACCCTGACACAGTTGAAGCATACGCAAAACGTGCGGAAATATCACCTAAACCACTATTCTCCGCGCCGCCAGCGCTGGTAGTGCCTGATAAGTTGCCGCGTGAATACAGAAACGGTTGGCCTCTTGCGTATAGTGATTATGCTGAAGGCTGGAACGACTGCCGCGAAGCCATGCTTCAGGGAGATAAATCATGATTAATCGTATCAAGCTGGAGCACATCCTCGAATATGCCAGGCAGCAGAGGCATATTGGTCAGCATTGTAAAATTCCACCAGGAGATATGGTTGAAATCATGGAGATTGCCATGCGCAAGGCTGGCAACTCTCCGGTAACTCCGGATGGCTGGATAAGCTGTAGTGAGCGAATGCCGAACGATAAACAGTATGTTTGGTGTTGGGGGAAGTCTTACGGCTGGACTGAGTGCGATACCTTCGAAGGGTATTACGATTGTTCGAGAAACAAATGGTGGGCAGTTACTGACAATGGGGAAGAACCGGCATCGAAAGTAACCCACTGGATGCCGCTACCGGAGCCGCCGCAGGAGGTGAAATGATGAATTGGCCTGAAGCATTCACCGCAGTTGGAGTTGCAATAGCGGTGGCATTTATTCTGTATTCGCTTTTCCGCTGGGGATAAAGGAATGTTCGCTCTGATTCAACGTGGTCAGATATACACGGACAGAGCCGGATACCCTGTGGTGATTACTCGCAGTACTCAGCATGAACCGCCCCGGAAATCCTGGAGACTAAACTCCCTGAGAAAGAGGTAAACAGGATGACTAAAAATACTCGTTTTTCCCCCGAAGTCCGTCAGCGGGCGATTCGTATGGTTCTGGAAAGTCAGGATGAATATGACTCACAGTGGGCGGCAATTTGTTCCATTGCCCCAAAGATTGGCTGTACGCCGGAGACTCTGCGTGTCTGGGTTCGCCAGCATGAGCGGGATACCGGGGGCGGTGATGGTGGGCTCACCAGCGCTGAACGTCAGCGTCTGAAAGAGCTGGAACGTGAAAATCGTGAACTGCGCCGCAGTAACGATATCCTTCGCCAGGCTTCAGCTTATTTTGCGAAGGCGGAGTTCGACCGCCTCTGGAAAAAATGATGCCACTGCTGGATAAGCTGCGTGAGCAGTACGGGGTCGGACCGGTATGCAGCGAACTGCATATTGCCCCGTCAACGTATTACCATTGTCAGCAACAGCGACATCATCCGGATAAACGCAGTGCCCGTGCGCAGCACGACGACTGGCTGAAGAGAGAGATACAGCGCGTATACGATGAAAATCATCAGGTGTACGGTGTGCGTAAAGTCTGGCGTCAGTTGTTACGGGAAGGAATCAGGGTGGCCAGATGTACAGTGGCACGTCTCATGGCGGTTATGGGACTTGCCGGTGTTCTCCGGGGTAAAAAGGTCCGTACGACCATCAGCCGGAAAGCCGTTGCCGCAGGCGACCGCGTAAACCGTCAGTTCGTGGCAGAACGACCTGACCAGCTGTGGGTGGCTGATTTTACTTACGTCAGCACATGGCAGGGCTTCGTCTATGTGGCGTTTATCATTGATGTGTTTGCCGGATACATCGTGGGGTGGCGGGTCTCATCGTCTATGGAAACGACATTCGTGCTGGATGCGCTGGAGCAGGCGTTGTGGGCCCGTCGTCCGTCTGGCACCATCCATCACAGCGATAAAGGCTCTCAGTATGTGTCACTAGCCTATACGGAGCGACTAAAAGAAGCCGGATTACTGGCATCAACAGGGAGTACAGGCGACTCGTATGACAACGCGATGGCTGAGAGCATCAATGGTCTTTACAAAGCGGAGGTAATACACCGTAAGAGCTGGAAAAACCGTGCAGAAGTGGAACTGGCCACACTAACGTGGGTGGACTGGTATAACAATCGACGATTGCTGGGAAGGCTGGGCCATACTCCTCCGGCAGAAGCAGAAAAAGCTTATTATGCTTCCATCGGAAACGATGATCTGGCAGCCTGAGTTCACAGATAAAACACTCTCCAGGAAACCCGGGGCGGTTCAGCACTCAGTGTTCTTTCGACGCATGGACGGGCGCTCCGGACGGGTACGCATTGGTGAGTTCAACAACCTGTTCGAACATATTGACCAACAGGAGTACCGCAAAATTCTGGCGGGCACTGAGCAGGAAATGCGCCTGAAAAAATTACGCGCAATGCAACGGAGGTGATACATGCATACGGCTTTTGAGTTCTGGGTTCGCAAGACATTCGGCAATCGCTACGACCTGACCCGTGATGTCGACGGCTTCTACTGCCGTGAAGTTGTGAAACGAATGTTTGACGTGTGGTGCCACTGCCGTGGATGAAAGTTTTATGAGGTTGGCATGCAGACAATCATCTATCAGATAACCCCCAGCAAATGGTGTACGGAGAGAGTCCTTATTGCATCAACAGGGCTAAAGCCCGGCACCATCGAGCGGGCCAGAAGAAAGTCATGGATGCAGGGAAAAGAATACCGCCATTACGCTGTAGAAGGTGATCCTGGGCATTACAGTGAATGCCTGTACAACATCGAAGAAATTATGCGATGGATCGAAAACCAGAAACAACCAGGTGCCAAAAATGCAAGTTCCGGTTAACCTGTTAATGCTCCTGGACGTCTGGGAGGTTTAATGAGTAACGCATCATACCCGACAGGCGTTGAAAACCATGGCGGATCACTCCGTATATGGTTTCACTATAATGGCAAACGTGTCAGAGAAAACCTCGGTGTTCCTGACACAGCCAAAAACCGGAAGATCGCTGGTGAACTTCGCACTTCCGTTTGTTTTGCAATCAGAATGGGGAGTTTCGACTACGCCGCGCAGTTCCCTAATTCCCCTAACCTGAAACACTTTGGTCTGGGAAAAAGAGAGATAACCGTTAAGGCACTTTCGGAAAAATGGTTGGACCTTAAGAAAATTGAGATTTGTGCGAATGCACTTAACCGTTACCAGTCAGTAATTAAAAACATGTTACCAATGTTAGGTGAAAAAAAACTGGTTTCATCCATAACAAAAGAGGATTTACTTTTCGTAAGGAGAGATTTGTTGACCGGTTACCAAAAGCTTTCTAATGGAAAGACTTCTTCCATAAAAGGGCGCTCAGTGGTCACGGTAAACTACTATATGACAACCATAGCTGGAATGTTTCAATTTGCAACAGATAATGGTTATACCTCAGGAAACCCATTTAACGGTCTGGCTCCCTTAAAAAAGTCCAAGGTAAAACCAGATCCTCTCACCCGTGACGAATTTATTCGTTTTATTGAGGCTTGCCGTCATCAACAAACAAAAAACCTGTGGATTCTCGCTGTATACACGGGTATTCGTCACGGGGAGTTGGTATCGCTGGCATGGGAAGATATAGACCTTAAAGCAAGGACTATAACCATCCGTAGAAATTATACAAAACTTGGCGAATTCACTCCACCAAAAACCGATGCAGGCACCGGAAGGACAATTCATCTGGTTCAACCAGCTATTGATGCTCTTAAAAGCCAGGCGGAAATGACCATGCTTGGAAAGCAACATTCTGTAGAGGTGAAGCAGAGGGAATATGGGAGAACTGCTGTGCATAAATGCACTTTTGTTTTTAGTCCTCAGGTAACAAAACAGCAGCAGTTGTCCGGACCTCACTACAAGGTTGACTCCATCAGGGAGTCATGGACAAGTATCTTAAAACGCGCAGGTCTGAGACACAGAAAATCGTACCAATCCAGGCATACTTATGCATGCTGGTCACTTGCCGCAGGAGCTAATCCTAGTTTTATCGCAAGCCAGATGGGCCACACAAACGCACAAATGGTATTCAATGTTTACGGAGCATGGATGAAAGACAACAATCACGAACAGATAGAACTCCTTAACAAAAGACTATCTGAAAGTGTCCCATGTATGCCCCATAAGAAAGCAGGGTAA